TGAGAAATCCCTAGTGCATATATTGTATTTTAGTTTTCTACTATTTCTACTTCGATATGTGACATATGCGTCTCCAGCATCGTCCATTTTCTTTTTAAAGTCATCTTTTGTCATTCGTTCCTCCAGTTTAATCTAACAAAATTTTTTGAATTGTTAAACTTTTGGTTGTTTTTAAAGATGTAAAAATGCAGGGACGTAGTTGTCCCTGCTAAGAAATACTAAATTAATTGTTTAGCTTTTCTATTACAGAAGTAAAGTAAACAGCTGCCTTACCTGTAAGTTTTGATATGATTGCTGAATCAACATCAATACCTGCGTCAGTAAGAGCATTAGTTAAAGAATTCTGTGCGTCTGCAACAGAAACTCTTCCACCACCGTTACCGTTAGATGAACTTCTAGCTGCTGGTGTTTTCTTTACATAAACTCCAGCTTTAGTTAGTATCATTCTAACACCATTTACAGATTCGCCCATCTGTTCAGCGATATCTGCTACAATTTCCATTGAGGTCTCTGGAGTAGGTTCTGCACTAGTGTACATATCTACTGCCTCTTGTTTTCTTGAATCTTCCCAAGCCATTTTTCTTTTTCTCCTTAATTTTCCGAATTTGTTTTCATAATCCTCGATTGATGTCGTGGCACGATAGCCTGGACACCAACCAGTCGAACTAAGCATTTGTTGATAAAATCTGTCACTCATAGATTTATTTCCATTAATATATATTATATGAAAAATTTAACCAAAAGTCAAGAACTATTTTTTTGTTCCTAACTAAAATGCTCTTTGATAGTTTCAATTTTCTCGTGCGCTTCGGCTATTCTATCTATTTGTGTTTCAATAGCTTCTACTATATTTGGGTGGTCGCCAATAGCTGTAGGATTTCGTAAATATACTGATATATTTCCTTTTGCTACTGCTATCTCTCCCTCCGCTTTCTTTATGATTGCTTCTAATAAACTATTCATTCTTCTCCATTTGCTCCTTTTACAAAACCATTAATAAAACGCTGTGTCTTATTTGGAAAAAGTAAGGCAAGTATAAATACGGGAAAAGTAAATAAAAACATTATAAATACAACTATTGTAGACAATAACCATTTTCTAACTAATAGGTTATCTGGATTAACTGCTCGAATAATTTTCCAAGCAGGCCAGTAAAGTGCGTACATAGCCGTAATTACACCACTTATATAAATTGCCAAAAATATTTCCATTGGTCTTTCCTTAATACTACTTAGATAGTACACTTACATACTTCTCTAAGTGTCTTAGGCTTCCTATATCATATGCCATACAAGAATGATAACCACCTGCAAACTCTAATTGAGGAAATAGAGTTTCACTTAAGTCTGTACACTCTATGGTATACAGTAGATAACACTTACAGCCGTACTTTTGTTCGTAAGTACGACCATCTTTCATTAGTTTTGTGTGTTCTCTTATTACTATCGCAGGATAGTTTTTCTTTCTTGCCCATACGATTTCACCCTCTTCAAATGTGTCAGAAACACACTGGTCAGGCAAGACAGAGTTTCGTATTCCATCATAATCTGTCTGAGCATACTTTTTAGGAATTCCTAGTCTTTCTATAATTCCTCTTACAAAAGAAGGCGAACGAAATATTCCTTTCGCAATATCTGAAACATTATCGCCATCTATGTATGATTGAGCTACATACTTTATTTCATCTTCTGTAGCCCCTGTTCCTTTTTTCTCGGCTTTTCTTCTAGCCTTATATTCTATATCTTCTTTGTGTTCTTTTATTATATTTGCTAATCTAGTTGTATTGTATGTTATGTTTAATATTTCACAGGCTTGTTTCTTTGTTATTGGTTTTTCTGCCTCTAGTAATTCTATTACATGACTAATATTAGCTTCAGTTAATTTTTCGTAATCTCTTTTCTTCGTTCTCATGTATGTAGTATAAGATTATAGCATAATGTATAATCTTCAATATGTCCTCTTTGTTATATCCGTTTTTCTTTCCATATCTCTGAGCATATTTAATAATATTACCTATACAAAATCCTTCTCCATGACCAGCGTCAATTGTAAACTCTGTAGTCTGTATACTACCTGAGCCATAATGTTTTGTATATGTAGAGTCTATATGCTCTATAATATCTTGTATTATTTGTTTTTCGTTATATTTATATTCAACCACTGGTAATCCTTTTATCATACCAAGCTAGTCCTTCGTCCCACCAATAAGGTTTATCACGGTGAGACCACTTAGCAAAGGTTGCTTTGTCTGTGTGATAGTATAATCTATAAGAACCAACTACATCTTTCTCGTCCTTTAGTTCGTCTGGCATTGCCATACCGAAAGGGGTTTGACCTTTGCGAGGCATATTTTTTGGTTCAGGTAATTTATTAATTACTTCCACTACTGATTTATGTTGTTTACCATAGCGATAATGATACTCGTCATTTAAAGCATTAGCATAGCAATGAACCCATTCAAAGTTATCAAGGGAAGACCTAGTCCATATCGTGCAGGGGTGATTATACATCATCGGCAGATACGGAGTTAGGGGTCTTTCCTCTAAAGGTAAATGCTTTATTTTTGCTTTCGCTTCATTTAATACCGAGTTTTCTTCTTTGGTCAATGCTCTTGGAATAAAACCTAGTAAGTCGTCCACCCATATAGCCGTACAAAGAAGCTGTGCAGCTTCTAACGGCATTTTTACTATGTGTTTGTCTACATGGTATTCCGCACACTTATCCAAATCTTCGTCTAGGTAAAATAAATTCATATAGTATATTATACAAAAAAATTAACCAAAAGTCAAGAATTATTTTTCAGTTGTTTGTGGTGCTGCTAGAGCTAGATGAACTAGAACTTGTAGAGCTAGTTGTGGTTGTAGTTGTTGTACTAACTGGTGCTGGTGTTGGAACTGGTGTAGGGGCAGGTGTAGGAACAGGCCCTGGTGTTGGAGCTGGTGTTGGTGCTGGTGTCGGCGCAGGTGTTGGCACAGGTGTTGGTGCTGGTGTCGGCACAGGAACAGGCTCAGGCTCAGGTGTGACAATAGGTTTCGGTGAGCTTGACCAATCTACCTCATCAAGTAAATTACAAGCTGATACGAATACTACTGTTAAAATTATGTTTATTATTTTCATTACTATATTATACTAAACTTTTGACCAAAAGTCAAGAACTATTTTTGCGATGTTAAAAATAAGCTAGGGACGGGAATCCCTAGCTTTCGTAAAGTCATTTGTCTTTTGCTTTACCAACATTAATTGCACACCAGTCGATTACCCAGTAAATTTTCTTTACCCAAGCATCATCTTTCGGTGTAGGTGTTAGAGCCGCAATTAAAGACGCTCCTGCTACAATCCAAGGGATAACCATTAGCCATCTCACTATGTATTCAAAAAATTCTAGCATTTTACTCTCCTTCTTTATCGACATCTATTTCTAGATGGTCTATGATGAGGTCTAATTTCTCATCTACTTCTTCTAACCAGTCTTCAATCTCTTCAAATCTCTCTTGAACCCACTCGTGTTTTTCAAACCACGAAGAAGCTTTCTCAAGTTTTCTTTTCCAAAATAAAGCCTTTAGAAACTCAATCATTGTTTACTTACCGCCAAAAGCTTTTCCTGCTTCTGATATACCAAATGCTCCCAATGTTACTATCACAAATGATGTGTAAATTGTATCTGATATAACTAAGTCTTGTCCTAAAAATGCTGTGACTAAATCACATATTCCAAATACTGTCATTAAGAAAAATGATATAAAGCCAATGATTGCTTTTTCGTTTATATCATTGTCATCTAGGAATAAGTCCATAAACTTTCGCTTACCAGGCTTTAACCTGCCTCGTTCTTGTTTCATTTTTTCGATTAAGTCTTCAGCTGCGTCGAGTTTATCGACTAACTTCATATACTTATCTAAATCTATTTGGACTTCATTACGGCTGTTGTCCTGACTCATCTCCGCCATTTTCTGTTACCTTACGGTAGTAGATTACTACCTCCTTGAGCTCACGAATATATCTTTTTAACTCTTGCATATTGTATGCCATTAGTTCATAATCTTGCACACTCATTGCAAAAAAGACTACTTCTCCTTGCTCCTTTTCTACCCTTTCGAGAAACTCATCTATGTTCTTTTCTGATACTACATACCAGTAAGGTTCTTTTAAATCTATTTCTCTGGGCAATACTGGTTGTATGATAGTTCTTTCTATTGGTTTTGCACTAATCTCAATCTGTTTAGTTGGGAGTAGACTGCAATTCGATACCGTCATCAGCACTATCAATATCCCTGCTATCTTGTTCAATTCCATTAAATACTTCCTTAGTTGCTTTATTTACTCTTGGCTCTATAAGCCCTGGCTTTGCAGCTGCTAACTTACTTAAATCGTGTCTTTTAAATATATCTAAGTAGCGATTCATCTCTGCTTCTATTTCTTGATTTTTACTTTGCATATCTATTAAACTCTTACCTTGCAACGCAAAATCATTTTGTAAACTTGTTATTGTTTCCTCTTGTGTTTCTACTGCGTATTCTAGTTTGGCATTATTTGCCTTTAGTGTTTGGTTTTCATTCCATAGATAATAAGTACTTCCGCCCAATGCTACTATTAATGCTAATAAAAATTGATACATTACTTATTTTCCTCTATAAATTCTTTTAGTAAAGCAACTGTTACTAATTTATCTACTTCTTCGTCAGGTATGAGAATTCCATACTCTTTCTCTACATCTAGTACTAATTCTACTGTATCTAATGAATCAGCTCCTAAATCGTCTACGAAATGTGAATTATCTTTTACTTGGTGTAATTCACAGCCTAATCTTTCTGATATAATCTTTTCTAACATTATAACTCCTCAATTCGATAGTGTAATCCTTGTACACTCCTGATTTCAATTAATTTTCCATCATTATCTCTAAATTTCAAATGTTTTTCTTTCTGAGTTATGACTTTTTTGGATATAAATTCTTTATCATCACTATCGCCCCACTCATTATTATAGCTTACTGTAATTCTGTATCTGGTTATGAACAGGCTTTTCAACCACTGCCAAAACTTATACATCATACCAGTCTTTGCCTTGAAATAACATAGCTTCGGCTTCTCGTCTACGAACTAATCCACGAAGAACTTCGCCTCCTGCTTTATTCCATCTTTTCATTTGTCGAGGAACTTCTTCCCATTCTTCCTCATTTAGAACTTTTAACATTGTTGAACTTTTTAGATTGCTTGGCCCTAGGTTGTAAACCCATGCTACCAAAGCATCGAATTGATTTTGGTTTAATTTTACTTCCACATACTCATTTATATATTCTTCGTATTCTTCTAATTCTACTTCTAGTATGTGACTGGCGTGTTCTTCACTCCATACATCACCTGCGGTGACTCCTTTTGTATGACCATATCCTATTGTCCAAACTCCTGCTGGACATTGATACGCGTCACTTTCAAATCCTTCAAATTTTTTAATTAGGGATATTCCCTCTTGACTTATCTTCATATATTATTTCCTCAAAAGGGCTTCTCCCGAAGGAGAAGCATTGCATTAGTCTATATCGAAGATTTTAGGTCTTTTATCTTCAGGTATCTCTTTGACTACATTAATAGAAAGAACTCCATTCTGAAGTCTTACGGAATCAACTTCCATAAAATCTCCTAGAATAAACTCTTTATTGAAGCCTTTACTAGAAAAACCTTTGTGAAGATAGTCCTCTCCATCTTCTAACCAATCGCCAGGATTAGCACTAATGATTAATTTTCTACCATCAACACTAACTTTAATATCATCTTTATCAAAGCCTGGCACTGCAATTTCAACTGAAACTCTGTCAGTTGCCTCTTCTTTTATTAAATTATAACGAGGGTAGTTTCCCTCAACGGTTTTAAACATTACTGGGTCAAACCCAAGAAAATGCCTTAACATTGCGTCTGTCATATCTAATTCTCCTTAAAATATGAGCCACTCTTTCGATATGGCGAGCGAAAACATCATTGTTTTCATAGTTATTATAGCACAAGTGACAGCAAAAGTCAAGAACTATTTTTGGTGTCGTCATCAAATTCTAT